TGCGTGGATGTCTTCATTAATCGTGATGTAACGTGGTTTGATGCGTTTTAAAGATAAAGATGTATCTAATTTAAGCTGAGACATGGTATAATTATCCTGTGGTATCTCTATGCGAGATAGGGTGCTAAGTTGATTAATGCAATTCGGTCGCCAAACTTTCATGCATTAATCGCGTGTAGGGCAGGAAGCCCGATTTTAAATTAATAATCCAATATATTGCTCCTCGTGGTTTTCGAAAGATTTTCTCTTTACAATAGATATTATGTCCAGTTTCTTCAAGCGTGATAGTATATTCTTGATCCTACCAGTAGTCTTGTACGGAAAATATGATTCGAGCAATTCCACTGTCATATATTTATGAATTACATTATTGATTAAAGCATCATCCCCTTGATCTGGATACCTAGCTACTTGTCGAATTATATAAAGGACAATTGCATTTTCTTCTCCATATTGAATCGCATCATCAATGTAAAAGCTTAAATATTCAGTCATGGTTAATTCCTAATTAATTTCAAGCAATCTACGCGCGATAGCCATCCTCAAAGTTAACTCTTCTTCTGTAATATCTGGGAATTCTTCTAGGATTCTCGTACGCAAAACTTCCAATATGTTCATAATTGACATCCTTTGTCTTAAGATAAATCGTGAATTGAAATAAATATTGTGAAATGCTTGATTTCAGCACGGCATGGGGTAAAATTGTCATAGTTTTGATCCTTTGTGTCTACTGATTAAACATTGTCTAGGATTGAAATTAGAGGACACCTTGAGCTGCAATTCTCAAGATATTCTCCCTGTCCGGGGCTATCTCCTAGCCCCAGCGAATGGGTTTAATCTACTCCAGAAGCATTTCTAATTCAAGATCTAAATTCTCGCGTATCTTGCCGAGGTTAGTAAGATTACAGAGCTGACCATCGACGAATACGGTTGTTAATTCACCTGCTATTTCCGTCGCTTCAGTCACATTGTCGTAAAGCTTGAATTTCGCACATTCATAATCCCATTCCACATATAGCAACCCCCGGGCAGATTTCTTACTCCCATCGGCAGTCTTTGGGTCTTTCCAGATAGCCACGCGCTTACTGTTAATCACTGCACTCGTGGCCTTCATGGCAAACCCAAAGGTATCGCGTGTTACGTACTGATATGTATAGCTTCCTACCCCGAATATGATATTGCTTGAGCAGAAGCCCATTTTCTCCATCTTTTCCAAGATTAGGCTAGCTCGCTCCACGGTGATTGCGTCTCCGTATATGAGTCCGACTTTGGGGTTAAGCACTTTGTAGCCGGCTGCATTAATACTTCCTCCGAATTCGTCCCAGAGACATTGGAGAGCGCCTCTATAAGCTGGGTCATGAGGGGACTTGCTACCATCACCAGAAATAATAGCCACAGGGTCGCCACTGTCAGGACGCACAACCACTTTCCCATTCCTTGCATTGATTTCATCCTTAAGCTTGGGTAGATACTCCGTCAATGTTCTCCAGAAGTCATATGAATCGCATACAATTGATATTATTCCTTCTGGGTAAACCTCTGTGATTAAGCGCTTGATGGTGTCGAATTCGCCGTCCGAACCACCGCAGCACATGACTGAATGCTCCGTAGCTGGAACGCTCGTACCAATTACAGCTTCTTTAAACCCATCATAATGATTGTACAGTAGCTCAATAGCACTCACGCAGTCAGTACCCTTGAAGCTCGTAAGGTGGGCTGCCCCAGATAGACTTGCGTCCTCAAGACCAGACATTCCCCTAAAGCTGAAATCATGCGCCTGATAGTCCACGAAGTCTAAATCAGCACCAGTCTTGATAGCATACTTAGTCAGGAGTCGCTTGAACTCGAACGCAATCGTAGCAGAGGTCATAGGCTTCCATAGGCTGGCTGAGATAATGGTTTCAAGGTAATTGGTAAGCCAGAAGAACTCTGGGTGAGTATTAACTATCGTGAGGACTGGAACACCGATTGGGACTCTCATGCCTTCCTCGATAGCTTTAATTCTAATAGGTAGGTAACCAAGGTCGTGAAGTTCTTCAATATGGCTGCAATCGAAATCATCAATTCCTAGCGCTCTCTCTATTAACCCTTTGTAGACTGCAATTACAACGCTCTTATCTCGCTCGAAGAATCCTGCTTCCCAGTTGGCCATGAGATCATGAATGAACGCTTGAATCCCAAATACCACCACCTTATTATCGAAATCCGGTAGAAGACTATGACATTCCTTAACATATCGGGGGGTAAAATTACTGTAAATCTCAGTTGTGCCAGCTGGATATTGTCGCCTGTGGTCAACCTTATAGAAGTCTATGGCAAATAATGGATTATGGAACATGCGGAAATTCCCTCAATATGGTTAGGCGGTCTGTGGATTGGAATTTATCGTCGTGTAGAACGTGGTGGCAATAGATATGGGTGTAGTATTCTAGCAACTCGTCTAAGCCTTTACTGAAGATTCCGTGGGTTACATAGAGATATAGATTCTCGGCAGTCGTTAGGCGGAGTTCCTTCGCTACCTCGATAAAGGTTCGTCCACCATCACAGATATCATCCACGACTAAGATTTCCCAGCCGTCAGTCTCACGATTGTGCTTATTAGGTTTAATGCCAGTGATTGCACCACTATCAGCGCATCTGACCTTATCGAAATGTATGGGAAAGCCAACATCCATATCATTAGTAATGTCATCAACCCTGTATCTAGCTCCCTTATCAGGTGCGCAGAGGATTATATTATCAAGGTCAAAGTTATCTAGTAGATTATAGCGTTTGAATATGCTACTTGCTGAGATATTGGTCATACGGAAGTCGGATATATATTCAAAGGCTTTGTTAGGATTATGCACATCCCAGAAGCGCATGAACTTCACGTCTAGCTGATTAAGTACTTCACATATCACTTCAAGGCTCAAAGCTTGACCAGGCTGACAAACTCTATCCTGCCGAGCATAGGGTAAGTACAGCACGTCTAGGTCGATATCGGTAATTCCAGCGTGCTTAAGGGCATTAACCACAAGTTGTAGGAACATGATCTCACAAGCGTTAATGGGCTTCCAAGTAAGGACTACGCGCTCAGAGTCAATCCGCTCAGGCAACTTAACTTGAATCTCTCCTCCTGGGAAGATGAAATGGTCAATGGGATAGTTATTCAGGAGCAACATCGGCAAGATTCCCTATATTAGCTTTAGTATGAAGGTAGGCGAAAAGAACCCCTGCGTAGAATCCTCTCCGATAATCTTTATTCTCATCAGTGCTAATCTCGAGGTGAAATGTTTCATTAGCATCTACGATATTGGCTACAAGGTATTCATCTATCTCAGCTAGTGATCTCATAGTGATTCCTTAGTAGGCAATGCGTCTAATTGGAGGGAGAATTCTCTTAATCTCTTCTTCTGGATCAAAATCTGATATGCCACCTCTTGGCTCACCATCACTATTGGAAATACGCCATGCATTGTTTTCATCATCAGCTTCGTCCCAAGATTTCTGATATAAATCCCCGAAGACAGAGACGAAGAGTTGCCCACCCCTAACCATACCAAATGTTAATTTTCCAGATACTTCGGTTTCAAATTCAATATGCATGATTCCATCCTTAGGTAAGTGTGAATTATTGGGAGAATTGCTACATGGTGTGCCTATTGGTCTGCGATCTCTGATCTTCCTGAGTTCTTTAGTTAAGGTAGAAATCCTAGATTCCAATTGATGCTTCTCTATGATGCTCATTCCTCCGAAATGATCCCGAAGTCGCAGTAATTCTTCAACATCATCAAGATATCGCTCAGCCCTTTCTGCCATCTCAATCGCTTGTGAATTCATCATTCTTCCTTAAGAACCTAAGTAAATGGTGTGCAAGTCGGTCAATCACAGCCAGCCACATCATCAGAATCAACGTAACTAGTATTATATCTGCCCATAGTGGCATGACATTGTTCGATATTGCCCATGGTAGAATTGCGCCTTGGATGAATATGAACACCGATACAAACGATATAATCTTAAAGAGTATCAATCTCATTTCTGTTCTCCTAGGTTGATAAAGGGTATTGCACCACCTGCATTGGTGGTCGGTAATCTTCCGTCCCACTTCAGGATAGCTTGATAGGACACAAATTCCTGGGTCAGACTATCCGCAAGAATCTTATTAGCCTTAGCCTGTGATTCCGCGTTGATGATAATGCGTTGTGCAGCAGCCTGAGCGTCCACAATAGTCTTCTGCGCTTCAGCTCTGCTCGTAGCAATCTCATTCTCAACTTTAACCGCATTCTGGGAAGCCTCTATCTTAGTATTAATGGAATTCATGACTGATGGCGGAAGGACAAAGCTGCCGATGAGGTAAATCTTGTCAACATTAATGCCGTTAGCCTTCGATTCTCGAACTACTATGGCGTTAACAGCCTTGATAAATTCTTCCTTCTTAAGTCCGTATATCTGGTCAACTGTCATGCGACTTGCGACCTCATTCATAGCATCCCGACACATATTATGTAGGAACGTGTCGGTAATCTCATCTATGCCAAGGCGATACTTCGTAAAGACCTTCACGATATTGTCAGGTTCAATCTGGTAGGTAATCCCTGCGTCAGTAGTAATCGTAAGACCTTCTGAGGTCTGCATGGTAATTGCTTGACCTTTAGTCCATGAACGGTTCTGAAGGAATGTGGGGAAGAGGTACATCTCCTTGTTCCACCCTAAGTAGTAACGCCCTACTCCTGCTGACTCTTCTGATACTCCTTTATCGCTGCCATAGAGGTTAACTATTACACCCCTATACCCAGCAGGTACGCGAGTTAAATTACAGGCTATATATAGAGATCCAATTAATACCATACCGCTAGCTATACCCGCTTGAATCTTGTGCTTTATTTGCATACTCATCCTTGTGTTATTAAGATTATTACTGCTAAGCAAACCTGCCTGGATATGGGTCTTGCTCATCTGGCATCAATTCACCTTCAGTGCAAAACGCTATTCTGAACTGTTGCTTCCAAGGGATATAACCCTGCTGCTTCCATCTGGTGGAATTCTGTGGAGCTATGTCTAGTCTTACGCAAACTTTATTCAGATTGCCAAACCAGTTCTCAACTTCTTCAATGGTCATTGGCGCTTCTCCTCGCAAATTGTCCATTATAATATAAACCCTAGTTGATGTATATGCTGACTTTTGATATAATGCTACTTTCCATGGAGGAATTTAATGTTAACGGATGAGCAGCGTGCTAGAAGGTGTGAAGGACTTGGAGCGAGTGATACCGCTATCATAATGGGATTCAGCAGCTACAAGACTCCATATCAATTATATCTTGAGAAGACAGGAATTATAGAATCATCTGATGAGGTTACAGAGCAGCAATACTGGGGGAATGCTCTTGAGCCGATCATCATCAAGAGGTTCTCAGAAGAAAATGATCTCGCAGTCATCTTTCCAGATACAGTGTACCATCCAGATTATCCATTTATATTCGCTAATCTGGATGGCTGGATTGAATCCGAGAACGCAATAGTAGAAGCAAAGTCAGCTAATAGTTTCCAACGTAAAGAGTGGGATATGGCGCTTACTGATGGCATACCCACAGCCTACCTAATCCAGATTGCCAAGCAGTGCTTAATTACCAATGCATCACGTGGTTACTGTGCTGTGCTAATTGGCGGAATGGAGTATAAGCAGTTTATCTATGAGCGTGATACAACTCTAGAGGCGTTAATCCTCCAAGCAGACATAGATTTCTGGCATTGTGTGGAGAATCGCATTGAGCCTGACCCCATATCAACGTCAGATTGCCGATTGAAATTCCCTAAGCCACATCCTGATAAGGTAGTTGAATCTAACTTCAGGACTGCTGGTGCGCTAAGTGGTTTAACTCAGGTTAAATTATCTCTTAAGGATTTGGCAGCGCGTGAGGAAGAGTTCAAGATGGCAATTATGGCTCATATGGGTACTGCGGAGTATCTGGTAGGTCAGGATGGTGAGTTATTAGCCACATGGAAGGCTAGTAAGAAGGGACATAGAGTTTTTAACTTGAAGTGAGGGATCACATGAGCGATACAGCATTAGCACCGGTTGTAGAAGATTTGCCGGAAAGCAATCACATGAGAACTAGCCGTCTGGATGATAGTTTATTCTCTAAGGGATTAGCGCCACACTATATGGGGTTAGCAGCAAAGTTAGCCAGCTCCGAGCTTGTGCCTAAGTGCTTCCGTAATAAACCGCAAGACCTCTTCATGGTCTGGGCAATTGGCTACTCGATCGGAATGTCTCCTGAGCAATCTATGCAGTGCATCGTCCTAATCAACA